GTCCTGATGATGATCTTCGTGGCTGTGGCGGCCATCTTGGGCATCATCTGGCGAGCGATCGAGCAATCCGAGCGCTGACACCCTCGCGCCCCGCGCCCCTTGTGGTGCGTGGCGCGTCGTTTTGCGCCTCCGCCCCGGCCCGTTGGCTGGCTATGCGGGCCGCGCCGGATTGCTCCCGGCCGGCCTCAACCACGGCCGGCCGGGCCGGCGCGGGCAGTTAACGCGAGCGCTTCCGTGCATCAATGCAAGGGCAAGCGGAGCGCCTTCGTGGCCGGTTATGACACTAACCGGCCTGTAACCGGCACATAACCGGAAAACCAACGTGATATCATCGGGTTACGGGGACGGTTAGTCGGTTATGGCGCTTCGCGCGCGCGTGACGTGCGCGTGTATCGCACGTGTGTGTCGCGGGCGCGCATGTGAGGCACGGGTCTATAACCCTATAACCTTATAACCGTGAGGGTTAAGTCATTGATCCAGATAGGGAAATGCGGTTATGGGCCGGTTATGACGCGGTTACAGGACCGCGGCGCATGCGGCCTGCGCATGGCTCCGGCGGGTCAAGGCATTGAATATCCGGGGGAAATGCGCGCATGAGTGAGGACCTCGGCAAGCCCGGCGCCGCGACGGCCGTTTCAGGGGCCGAACATGGCACACACGCGCCGATCGCCGCGGCGCAGGCCGCCCAGGCGCTTGCCGACCAGGCCGAGGCGGACCGCGCCGCCTTCGACGAGGACCTCGCGCTCTTCGCCGGGCAGGCCGTCAAGCCGGCGGTGCGGCGAGGGCCCGGGCGGCCGGCCGGATCGCAGAACCGGGCGACGTCCCGTGTGCGCGAGTACCTCATGGCGCGCGGCTACCGCGACCCGATGGAGCACCTCGCGGCGATCGTGGCCATGGACCTGCGCGACCTGGTCGCGCTCGGCCTCGAGGTGAAGGACGCGCTCGCCCTGCAGCTCAAGGCCGCCGATGCCCTCATGCCCTACTGGCATCAGGCGCAGCCGAAGGCCGTCGAGGTGAAGGTCGAGGGCGCGCGGCCGCTGTTCATGTTCGGAACCATGAGCGCGCCGAAAGCCGAGGCGGATCAAGGCCTTAAGGACGTGACGCCGCGAGCCTCACAAATCGAGGGCCGCGCCGAACCTGCGCAACCCGTTGACGACGCTGACATATTCGGTGTGAGAGATGATGATTGAAAATCAGCAGCTTGACCTTGCCGCCTGGGGCCGACCCGATCCGGCCGGCCTCGCGCCCGCGCGCATGCCCCCCCGCCCCCTCGCGCGCCCGCCCGCGCGCGCCCGCGCGCGCGACCTCGAAAAACGCCCCCCGCGCCCCCTCCCCCGGGGGGTGCCTCCTCACACACACGGCGATCGAAGGGGACGCGATCGGGCGGGCGCGGGAACCCGCCGGCGGGCCATCTGGTCCAGGGGCGCCCGGGCCGGCGAGCGCATCCTCGCGGGCGGGCGGGCGGGCATGGGGGCGCGCGCATGAGCGACGATCTCTTCACCGGCACCAAGATCCTCACCGGCGCCGAGCTGCAGGACCTCTGCGGCTTCCGCATGTCCCGCACGGCCAAATTCTCGCTCACCCGCTACAACCCGCCGGGCAAGGTCGGCGCGGCCTATATCGACAGCCAGGGGCCGATCGACATCATCATGGGCCCCGGCGGCTCCGGCAAAACCGTCGCCTCGGCCATCAAGCCCATCAAGTTCATCTGCCAGCATATGCCGATCGGCAACGACGGCACCATCCGGGCCAAGGTCACGGTCATCCGTGACAATTTCCGCTCGCTCTACCGCACCACGCTGCAATCGTGGCTCGACTGGTTCCCGGTGGCGCTGCACCCGGACTTTTCCGGCGGTCAGGACCGGCCGGCCTGCCACCGGCTCAAGATCGCCACGCCCCGCATGGTGCAGGGATCGGTGCGCGAGGTGCCGGTCGAGATCCAGGTGGACTTCTTCGCCGTCGGCGACCTCAATTTCGAGCTGATCTTCAAGTCCTACGAGACGAGCTTCGCCTGGGCCACCGAGGCGGACGGCCTCGATTGGCAGGCCATCCCCTTCTTCTTCTCGCGCACCGGCCGCTACCCTTCGTTGCGCGACCTGCCGCCGGGCGCCCACCGGCCGCGCGTCATGGCCGTCGACATGAACCCGCCGGCGCCGAAGCATCCGCTCTACCTCGCCGCCAAGCGCGGATCGTTCCGCGAGGACTTCGACCCGACCGGCACCGAGGAGCGGTCCATCAACTTCTTCCAGCAGCCCTCCGGCCTTGCCGACGATGCCGAAAACAGGGCCGGCAAGAGCCGCGCCGACTACGAGCTCGAAATGCGCACCATGCCGAAGGATCAGTCCCGGCGCATGGTCGAGGGCAAGGTCGGCCGCGTCAAAGACGGCCTGCCGGTATACGACGAGGACTTCGACCGCGACCGCCATGTCGCCAAAGTGCAGCTCGAGGTGCTGCCCGGCCTGCCTCTCAATCTCGGCTTCGACCAGGGCGGCCAGTCCGGCGGCGCCGGCCAGCCGGCCGCCTATGGCTTCCAGGTCGCGTCCAACGGCCAGCACCGCGGGCTGTTCTCCCTGTCCTGCCCGCCCGGCACCGGCGTCGAGCGGTTCCTCGACCAGCTGGTGCCGATCCTCCGCCACCCGCGCTTTCACGGCGTCCCGCCCGGCGTCTGGACGGGCGACCCGGCCGGCTTTCTCGGCGGCGACAAGGTCTATGGCACCCTCTCGTGGTTCGAGATCGTGAGCCAGGCGCTCGGCCACCGCATCGACCCGGCGCCCACCCAGGAATGGACCGTGCGCCTCGAGGCGCTCGGTGCGCTCCTGCGGCGGTCCATCAACCGCGACACGCCGAAGCTCATCCTCTGCCCGGTCTTCTGCCAGTCGCTGATCGACGCGCTCGAGGGCGAGTATCGCTTCGGCAAGCGCCACGACGGCACCTATGACCCAAAGCCGATGAAGAACATGGCCGCCAACGTCGCCGAGGCCGGCCAGTACGGCGTCCTCGGCGTCGACGGCATCTCCACGATCGCCGAGACGATCGCCCGCGGCGTGAACCCGTCCAACGTCCACAGCCTCACGCCGCGCGCCGTCGTACAGTCGGCCGACTGGAACGTTTTCTGATGCTCCGCCTGGTCTCGCCCGTCGACCATTTCGCGGCCCGGCAGCTCTATGCCGACTGCGTCCGCGAGGGCCTGGTCAAGCCGCGGCTCGGCCAGCTCATTGCCCGGCAGCTCGCCGAGGCCGCCATGGTCGGCTTTGCCGAGGGCGAGCAGCTCCTCGCCCTGATGACGGCCACGCCGGCCGACATCCGTGTCGCCGGCCTGCCTACCCTCGAAATCTCGGTGTGCGGGCGCAGGGATGACTGCGCCGGTCAAGTGCTGCCGATGATGCGCCTTGCCCGCTTAACCCTCGCGGCCTGGCTGCAAGATGGCACGATCGCGCTGTGCTGCGTCATCCGTGACGGGCACCGCCCTGGTCAACGGCTCGCCCATCTCGCCGGCTTCAAGCGCGCCGGAACCGAGAAGGGCCTCGAATTGTGGACGAGGTCACCATGTCGGCAGTCATGAAGCTCATCACCGGCGACAACAGCGCCAAGCAGGCGGCCGAAGCCGCCCGCCAGCAGGCGGCCGTTTCCGCCGCGCAGCAGCAGTCCCTCGCCCAGCAGGAACAGGCCCGCGCCGACACCCAGGCCGGCAAGACGATCGCCGTGCCGCGCGGCCGCCGCCTCCTGCTCGATGGCGTCGCCGGCGGCTCCGATCTCGCGACCACCGTGGGCTGACACCATGGCCTATGGCGCCGCCGACAGCTTCGACATCAAGGCCCATGCGCAGCGCTGGTCGCGCGCCAAGATGCAGAAGTCCATCTGGGACAGCTACATCCGCGAGTGCTACGACTACGCCATCCCCTTCCGGCGCCCCACCACCTCGGCCAACCGCCGCACCGACGTCGTCTTCGACGTCACGGCGATCGACAGCACCTTCCGCGGCGCTGGCCAGCTGAAAGAGGACCTTTTCCCCTCCGGCCAGCCCTTCTTCAAGCTCACGCCCGGCCCCCTCGCCAGGAGCCTCATCAAGGCCGCCGGCGACGACAAGGACGCCATCCTCTTCGCCCGCCAGCTGCAGCAGGTCACCGAGCAGATCCTGCCGCATTTCCAGACCGGCCAGTTCGACCTGGCCGCCGCCGAAATGTGCCTCGATATCTTCGCCGGCACCGGCGTGCTTCTGCCGGTCAAGGGCGACCGCCTCAACCCCGTGCGGTGGCTCTGCCTCCCCATGGAGGAATGCACCCTCATGCTCGACGGCTTCCGGCAGGTGAACGGCCTGCAGTGGGAGCGCATGTGGCTGCTCTCCGACATCAAGGCCGCCTATCGCGACTGGCCCATGCCGGAGGAGCTCGCCAAGCGGCTTGCCGACAATCCCAATGCCGAGGTCAAGCTCCTGCAGGAATTCTGCAAGGAAGGCGATCGCTGGCGCTGCATCGCCCGCATCGACGGCCGCGAGGACCCGCCGCTGCGCACCTGGTGGCGCAAGGCCCAGCCCTTCGTCGCGGCACGCTATCACGTCGTGCCCGGCGAGACCTATGGCCGCGGCCCCGTCGTCCTCGCGCTTTCGTCGATCAAGGTGGTGAACAAGGTGAAGGAGATGGCGCTGCGCTCGGCCGCCATCAACCTCCTGGGCATCTGGGGCTTCCGCCCCGGCGGCGCCTTCAATCCCAGCGTTCACAAGCTGCAGCCCGGCGCCTTCTGGCCGGTCAACAGCACCGGCGGCATGCTCGGCTCGGACGTCACCCGCCTCGACCCGCCGAGCCGCGCCCTCGAGGTCGCCAACATCACGCTGTCGGACGAGCGCGCCATCATCCAGAAAATGCTCCACGACGAGCAGACCGACGGCAAGGGCAAGACGCCGCGCTCCGCCGAAGAGGTGCTGATGATCGCCCAGCGCATCAAGCGGGCCTATGTCGGCGCGTTCGGCCGCCTCATCAACGAGATTTTCCCGGTGATGATCCCGGCCGTCTGCGAGATCCTCTATGAGCAGAAGCTGCTCACCATGGACCTCACCTTCGACCAGCTCCTGCTCGGCGTCGAGGTCACATCGCCGCTCGCCGCCACCATGAAAGCCGGCCACCTCGAGCCCATCATCCAGGCCATCCAGCTCATCTCGGCCATGGGCCGCGATCCCAATCGCGAGCTGGTCCTCGACGAGCTCCTGCCCTCGCTCCTGCAGGACAACGGCATCCCGCCGCAGTTCATTGCCGACGAGGCCCACAAGAAGGACTTCGACCAGAAGGCCGCCGCCGCCCAGGCCGCGGCCGTCATGGCCGAGATGGCCACCAAGAACCCCGAGATGATGATGGGCGGCGGCGATCCCGCCGCGGCCGGTGACCCGGCCGGCGGCAATGTCGTGCCGATGCGGGGCGCGGCATGAGTGGAGACGTCGCTGTCCCGCCGTCCTTCGGTCCGCGGGAGATCATGCCGGCCGAGCGCTTCGCCTCCGGCGACCTCTGGTCCGCGCTCGAGAACGGTGGCGGCCCCGCAGCCGAGATCACCCGCGCCTTTGACAAGCTCAAGGCCGACGAGCTCGCCATCGCCCAGCGCGCGGCGCTGCGCCTCCTCACCGATGCCGAGCTGCGGCCGCTGCTCGAGATCCTCACCGACATGACCCTCCGCCGGCCGACAGTGCTGGGCTTCACCCCCGAGGCCCAGCTGCTCGCCCACCAGCGCGAGGGGCGCAACCAGATCGTCATGCAGATCTACCGGCTGATTGCGCAGGCCAAGGGCGAGCTCGAACCCCAGCGAGAAGGATATATCGAATGACCGATGCAGCAGCAGCAGCCGCCGCCAGTCCCGCCGGCGGCGCCCCCGATCCCGCCGCGGCCGCCGCCGCGGCCTCTCCCGATCCGAAACCGGCCGCCGCACCTGGGGGAGCGGCGCCGGCAGGGCAGGCCCCCGCCGATCCCGGAGCGTCGGCCGTCTATCGGCCGGAGGGCCTGCCCGACCATCTGCTTGGCACCACCGAGCGCGAGACGATCGACAAGCTCTTCAAGGCCGTCGACGGCTACCGCAAGGGCGATGCCGCCCGCGGCGAGAAGATCGGCTCGGTGCCCGACGCGCCGGACAAGTATGCCTTCCAGCCGGCCGAGGCCGTCGCCGCCTATCTGCCCGACGTCACCAACGATCCGGTGTTCAAGTCGGCGCAGGCCGCCGCCCACAAGCACGGCCTCGGCGACAAGCAGTTCGCCGGCTTCGTCAACGAGTTCATGGCCGGCCTGGTGCAGGGCCAGATGCTCGACGATCCCTTCTCGGCCGACAAGGAACGCGCCATCATCGCCGGCGACGTCCAGGACCCCGGTGAGCGCGCCAAAGCCGCCGACAAGGTGGCCAAGGACACCGTCGCCTTCCTCGACGCCATGGTGGCCCAGAACAAGCTGCCGAAGGAAACCGCCGAGTGGGCCAAAGGCCGCACCGATCGCGGTCACTTCCTCAAGCTCATGCAGGTGATGCGCTCCTCCGCCCCGTCGATCGAGCTCGGCGGCTCGGCGCCCTCCGGCATCACCCGCGAGGATCTCCGCAAGCGCCAGGCCGATCCGCGCCAGCAGACCGACCCCACCTTCGCCGCCGAGACTGACCGGCTCTATCGCGAGCTGATCGGCGACGGCGAGGGCCGCGCTTAACGCGCGCGCCACGCGAGCATGATCGAAGGCGGACTGACGGGAAGGACCCGCGGCCCGCCTTCGCTTATCCGGCCCGCCGGACCGAAGGCGCCGCGGCCAATCGCCCCGAGGTGAAACCAATCCCCACACCTTCGGAGCTTCACAATGACCGCTCGCGCACCCGCTTGGTTTGAAACCAAGTATGTCGACGGCGCCATCCATGCGCTGCAGACCTCCGGCTACCGCCTCAAGGGCATGTTCGCCACCAAGACCAACCAGAAGGGCAACCAGGTCGTCTGGAAGGTCGCCGGTTCCGGCGAGGCCACGGCCATGTCGGACGCGATCGAGGATCGCCCGACCCTCAACGCCGACCGCACCACCGTCACGGCATCCCTGCAGGATTGGGAAGCCAACGAGTGGATCAAGACCACCGATCTCACCAAGATGACGGAGAACGAGCAGCAGGTGGCGCAGAAGACCTGCGCCATGGCGATCGGTCGTCGCTTCGACCTCATCCCGCTGCGCGTCCTCGACGCCGCGGTCGCCGCCACCACCGTCTCGGTGGTCGGTGACGGCTCGGCGCAGCTCTCGCCGCTCGACCTGCTTGGCGCCCAGGCGGCGATCCAGGACACCGGCATCGACGGCAACCTCATGCTCAACGTCGCCCTGACGCCGCGCATGCTGGCCCAGCTGCTCACCTACCGCGAGCTCGCCAATTCCGACTACATCACCGATACCCCGATGATGAAGCAGATCGGCGCGCGCCGCTGGCTCGGCATGAACATCATCCCGCTGCCGTCCTCCTATCTGAACAATCCGTCGGGCAGCATCCGCGACGGCTTCATGTGGGTGTCGGATGCGGTCGGCTTCGCCACCAACACCGATGCCGAGGGCCGCGTCGATATCGCCACGCGTATCGACTACGTGCCGACCAAGAAGGCCTATTTCGCCGCCAACACCATGTCGGCGACGGCTGCGGTCATCCTGCCGGGCGCCGTCCGCGCCCTGCGCTTCCTCGACACCGCGCCCTCCACCCGCCCGAACCCCTGATGACAGCGCCGGCGGCCTCCGGGCCGCCGGCTCCGCCCATCCCGTCACCGGCCGCACCGGGCGACAGCGCCCCGCCGCCGATCCACCAGGAGGCTCTCCATGGCTCTCAATACCCGCTCCCTCGTGCGCCTCGCACAGGCGCCCCAGGGCACCGCCGGCGGCGCGTCCGGCTCCGCCCAGAACACCGTCTGGTTCTATACCACCGCCGATGCCGCGGCGACGGTCGAGGCCGCCGGCTACTTCAACGGCGTCCGCGCCCAGCTCACGGTTGGCGACATCATCTTCGCCGCCTGCGGCGCATCGGTGAAAGTCCTGCGCGTCACCGCCGTCCCGGCGTCTGGTGCGGTCACCACCGGCATGGGCTCGGTCACCGCCGGCTGATCCCGTCCTGTCCCGCGTTCCGCCCTCGCGCTTACCAGGCG